GATACCGGGAGCACAAGACGCGGAAACATGGTATCCGAGCGGATCGCTATTTCTTCATCCGGTACAGGCTGGAGGGAAAAACAAAGGAAGAAGGGGCGGGGTGGGCGTCTGAGGGGATGACTGCATCCAAAGCTGCCGAACTCCTTTCCATGCTCAAAAGTAACATACGTTCGGGCTTGCGGCCTCAATCATTGGCGGAAATGCGGGGAATGGCGGAAGAGGCACGGCAGGCGGAAGAAAAAGCCGCCAGACTCGCCGCCCGTGCATCCGTCACCTTTGCTGAGTTCTGGGAAGCGGAATACCTGCCTTTCGCCGCCGCAACGAAAAAAGAACGGACTGTGAGGGAAGAGGAGGGGCTTTATCGGCGTGAATTAGAAAAGCCGTTGGGTTCTCTCCCTGTTCGGGACATAAGCCCTTTCATGGTGGAACGCCTTGCCCATGACGCTCAGGGCGCGGGGAAGGCCGCCGCAACGGTACGGCATATTGTCGCCCTCATCCGGCAAGTATGGAACCTCGCCGCATCCCGTGGCGTTGTTGCCGGAGAGTCCCCTACCAAGCGCGTGAGGCTTCCGAAACAGGATAACCGCCGGATGAGGTTCTTGACGGAAGAGGAGGCGCGGCTGTTGCTGGAGGTATTGGCAGATCGGAGCATGGATACCCATGACAGTGCCGTTCTTTCCCTCTTTGCCGGGCTACGGGCCGGGGAGATTCATGCCCTGACATGGGGGGACGTGAATCTTGACGCGGGCACCCTCTACATCCGCGACCCCAAGAACAAGGTTAGCCGCCATGCCTTTATTACGCCGGAGATACGGGCCATGCTGGTGCGGCGTGGGATGGATGGGATGAAGCGGGGGAATTTTGTCTTTCCGCCTACCAAAGGGCAACAGAGGGCACAGGTATCCTCTACTTTCGAGCGGGTTGTCAAAGAGCTAGGCTTTAATGAGGGAATTGAGGATGCGCGGGATAAAGTCGTGTTTCACTCCCTGCGGCACACTTTCGCCTCATGGCTGGTGCAACGCGGTGTTCCCCTCTACACAGTGGCGGAACTCATGGGGCATACAACATTGGAAATGACCAAACGGTACAGCCACCTTGCCCCGGACACCATGCGCGCCGCCGCAATGGGGTTATCCGGCATACTGGATAAAAAGCCCGTCAAGGTTATTCCATTCCGCAAGAGGAGCGCGGAAGGTAGCGAGTGATACCCTGATCATCACGATATTTCCCCGGCTAGGTGCGGCGTCATGAACCGCGCCGAAAAGACGGAACCTGAACGGCCTGTCGGGGAAAAATTCAGGATACCCCATCAGGAGAGGGTATGGAAACCATTGGCGTAGCAGAGTTGGAAAAATACTGGATAACCTTTGAGCAATTGCTTCAACGCTGGAATATTAAGGATAATTTGCTGGCATCTTACTGTGTCTGTATTGATACCAGCAAAGGGAATTGTCCTCTTACCCCCCATTTTTATCAAGGTGAATTCCTCGTTCCTGGGGGGGAAGTATGGAAGAAGCTCGCAATATATGAGCCTAGATATAAAAATACTGCTGAATACATCAATAAAAATAAAACTGAATATCAACTTGTTCAAGAATTTTTGGACTCTATAACCGGCATAAGGAGAGATGCAATATGGTTTCCCATCTCTTCGGTAGAAGAATTGGAAGAAAATGACTATTCCCTTGCGGCAGCTGCACAAAATTATCTCAAAGAAAATTCGAGATATGCAGAAAAGGCTTTTACCTATACCATCTTAAACAGTCCTATTACCTTCAAGGAAATATTTTCTTTATGGGTTGGCAAAGACAAAGCTGAAAAAATATTCAACCAGAATAAATCATATATTTGCAATGACGATGATTTAAATTTGATTAGATCTGTAGAAAACCAAATTGTTACATCTGTTTACAATAATGAACTCAAAACATATCATAAACGAGAAGCAGCTGGTAGAATTCTTTTCTACGAAACGAAAATTAATCTTGCTCTACCTTTAGCTGGTGCAGATGATGGAATAGATGCAAACTTAATTTTCATGTTCCATAACCAAACATGTACTACTATTCAGAGCAATCCTGTATATTTTGAATCTTCCGAAGTTTTTCAAAAATTTTCATTTCTTAACCAGAAGTCCACCAATACCAAAGAGCAAAAAAATATTTTATCAAAATCGTCAACCGTATTTGTTTATGAGAGAGAGGATATACTTAAAGAAGTATTTGAATGGCATTTAGCAGATCCCCAAAATCTTGCCCTTTATGTCGGACTACTGAGGCTTCAAAGGAAGAATAATGAGGAGACATATCGTATTGCATGGAAATGCTACGGGGAAAATATTCCAAAGGACTTTGGGCGAAGTGTTCGCTACCAGTGGGAGAAATTTTTAGATTACGCCGAACCGAAGGGGATGGGTCGCGAAATGCTAGGTAGGATGATTTCCTAGGACAGGACTACTTTCCCCCCTCCTTCCGCCCTCTTCCTCCCTATGTGTAGATAGCCTGTTAAAATAGCAGGCTATTTTTTTGTGTCTTTCCGCCTCATTCCTTCTATCTTCCTCATCTTGCTCTGTGCAATTCTTCTGTCATCAAAAATGGTTACAGGAGGTTGTACGCTATGAATGAAGGTTTCATTGAAGCATTGCGTCAGACGCTTCCCCCTACGTTTTCCCGGCAAGTCGCGGCGGCGAATCTGGCGGGTATCTATAGCGCAGGCAGGCTTGCCAATCTGGACAGTAAGGGTGAAGGGCCGGGAGGTGTGCGGATTGGTCGAGTCGTTTGTTACACCCGGGAGAATTTCCTGTCATGGCTGGAGGGACGGATCAACACGCCTTCCAGCAATAAGCGACTGGGAGGGTGTGCCTGATGCTCAGAAACACGAAAAGCCGAGGATTGCGCCCCTCGGCTCTCCAGAAAAAGGCATTTGTCTTAACAGGACAGGAAAACGATAACGTCCCCGCCTCTGCCACGCAAGTTTTTTCGTCCTGCGTCCCCTGCGCCAATTGCCCGCACTTCCGTCTTGTACGGTTTAACAGTCGCAAAATTCGCCACCAGTGTGGCTACTCCGGCCTATGGCTGGAATCTTGCGGCGTGATTGAATGTCCTGTGCGACGTGAGGGGGTGGATTGTGCGTAAACCTCTTCCGTTTGCCTGTCAGGGGCGCTTGTGTTGTCGCTGCATATACTCCTCTATCCGTGGTGCCTTTCCCGTCTCAGAACTCGTTTTTTGTCGTTTTTGGCATGAGGTGGTTAAGGCTGATTCCAAGCCGTTCTATTGCCCCCAATATCGAGTTGTCCGGGAGGTGGCTGCATGAGTGCCATTCCCCAGACCACCGAGGAAATCCGCGCAGCAGTACAAGCCCGCGCCATTGAAATCCAAGGCCCGGCAGAAGAGGAAGCCACGCCGCAACCCCGACGCCCTTTGCAAGTCGACCTCTCGCAATTTTCTGGGATCCGTTACCTGAGGGAATATCCGCCCGCCTTTGACTGGCTGCTGGATAAGAGCTTTCGGCTGAACAGCCTAGGGGCCATTGTCGGGCCTCCCGGCGCGGGCAAGGGCTCCTTTGCGATCCAGCTTTGCGTTGCCGTGGCAAGCGGGACTTCCCTTGTGGACACGTGGCATACCGCCGCCCCTGAGCCCGTGGTCTATCTGAGTGCGGAAGACGACTCGCTGACTATCCACAGGCGGGTGCATCACGCGCTGGAACAACTTCCGGAAGACTTGCGGGAGCAGGCGGCCGCCAACTTCTACGGGATCCCCGTACACGGCGGGGTGAACCTGTGCCGCGCCGTAGGCGGGGTTGTTGAAGCTACGGCAAATTATGAAGACCTGCGGGATATTCTGGACACGATCCGCCCCCGTCTGCTGGTGCTGGACACGCTGGCCCGTTTTTCCGGCGTTGACGAAAACGACAACCCATGCATGACCGCTTTTTGTGGGCTGCTTGAAGGGCTGATCGACGCCTACGGGTGCAACATCATTTTGCTGCACCACTCCAACAAAACCAGCGGCGATCTCATCGAAGACCCCAAGGAACTCGCCAAGGCGTTGACCCAGACGGCGATGCGCGGGGCTTCCGCCCTTGCCGGGTGCATCCGGTGGGGAATGTTGGTTGCGCCTTTGGGAGCGGCCCTTGCCCAAAAACGGATCGGCGAGCCTGCCACCGGGAAATATGACGGAGCGTTTCTCGCTGTGCGTGTGGGCAAGAAGAACAGCGGCTGCCCGGAACCTCGCTACTACCTTGGGCGCGACGAGCACGGGTTGCTCTACCGAGTTGATCCTGATGCCCGGCAGGAAGAGGGCGACGTGGTTTGGGATGCCCACCAGCTTGCGGAAGAGGTGGAGCGGCGGCAACGCACGGGAGAAAAGCCTCTGAGTGCAACCAAGGGGGGGCAAGAGGCTTTCGGATGGGGGATCTCACGGACTCAAAAGGCACGAGAGCGAGCTATAGAATTGGGACTTTTGATTGAGATCCGGAATTCGGGCAAGAAAGGCAGATCCCTAACTACGCCGCCCTTGTGTTCCAAAAATACCGAGGGTTCCGATTACATAGGAACTTAGAAGAAATACTTATATTTTACATAATTATAACAAAGTTCTTATAGTAAAGTTTTAACACCCCGGAACCAAGAAAAAACATAAATTATTTCAATATGTTTTAAAAATTCCAAAAGTACCCCCTAAAGGGGGGAATGGGGAAGGAACTTTCCCCAGTTCCTCCCCTCCCCTTTAGTCTTTAGGGGGCCGCGAAAAGGAATTTGTGAGGACTCTTCATGGATGTTTTGACCCTCTATCAAACTCTCTCTCCTGCCGGGGAGATCAAAAGCAAGGGCAACGGCGAATACTGCGGCCCATGTCCAACATGCGGGGGGCGGGATCGCTTCCTCGTGTGGCCTGAACATCCTAGCGGGGCTACAGGTGGGCGGTTTCTGTGCCGTGGCTGTGGCGTTCAGGGGGACGCTGTGGAGTTTTTGCGGACATTCCGGGGCATGAGCTACCGGGAAGCCTGCGAAGCCCTGAGAATCGAACCAAACCGCCACAACAGGCATGTCATAGCGAACAGCGCGGCAAGGAAGGAATGGGCACCCGACCCCGAACGCCTCCCCTCTGCCGGGTGGATGGAACGGGCCGCCGCGTTCGTACGCGAGTGCGCCGCTGGCGTCGAATCCGGGGACGGGCTGAAAAGCCTGTACGCGCGCGGCCTGACGGTCGAGACAGCCCACACTCTGGGCATCGGTTGGAACCCTGCGGACAGGTACGGCCGCCGCGCCGATTGGGGGCTTGATGAAGAGGTGAACCCCGAGACGGGCCGCTTCCGCAAGGTGTGGCTTCCCCGTGGGCTGGTGCTTCCGATCCGCCGCAAGGCCGGAGTGACGGCATTGCTTATTCGCCGGGCCGACTGGAAACCGAAAGATGACCTCCCCAAGTATTGGCAGGCCAAAGGTTCCGGGAACGGCTGTTACGTCGCTGGCAGGCCTGGCCTTCCGGTGGTGCTGGTGGAAAGCCTTTTGGATGCCGTGCTGGTCTGGCAGGAGGCGCGGGACGTGGCGGCGGCGGTGGCTCTCACCGGAGCCAGCAAACGCCCTGACGCGGGCACTACGGCGTTTCTGCGGGCTGCTCCCCTGATTCTGTGGTCACTGGACTTTGACGAGGCGGGCACGAAGGCGTGGGCATGGTGGCGGGAGCACTTCCCCGGTGTGAAGGCATGGCCTTGCGCCGTGGGCAAAGACCCCGGCGACATGCTCAAGGTCGGAGTCTCGATCCGTCTGTGGGTTGAGGCCGGGATAGCCGAAGCTGAAAAAGGCGCTCGGCAAGGTGAAGCTCTTCCTTTGCCGTGTGCCCCGGAAACGCCACAGAATCCCCCCTGCGCCACGCTTCGAACCAAAGACGAACCAAAGGCCGCGCCAGCGGTTCGAAGCAAGAGCAAACCAAGTGAAACGCCGCATCATGGGCATCCCCCAAAGGGTGTCGATATTCCCGACTTCCTCCATCGTCTGGCGGCTATCGATACCAACATTGATGCCCTGTTGGGTTGGGGATTGGTGCCGCACCTTCAAGACGGGGCACTCGTCATTGACGGCATGGACGCGCTGGACGCCGAAAGCCGGGACGGGCTGGAACGATGGTTTGCCCATGCCGGGCCGAATGGTGAACCGCGCCGGGAACGTGTGATTCGTGCCCTGCGGACGGGAAGGAGGTGTGCCGCATGAAGATTCTTTGCGATACCCGCGAACAAGCCCCCTACACCTTTGACCGCTACCAAGGGGTGACGGTGGAACGGGCCGCGCTGCAAACGGGCGATTACAGCCTTGCCGGGCTGCATGACCATATCGGCCTTGAGCGCAAATCATTGGACGATCTGACGGGCACCCTCACCAAGGGCCGGGAACGCTTCCAGCGCGAATGTGAACGCGGGCGGGGACTGGACTATTTCGGGCTGATTATTGAGGCCAGTTTAGAAGATGTGCGGAACCACGCCTACCGCTCTCAAATGACGCCTCAGAGCCTTTTGCAGACGCTTGCGGCCTATTCCGTCCGGTACGGGCTGCATGTCCATTGGTGCGGGAATCGGGCGGGCGGGGAGTACATGACCTATTCCCTCCTTCAAAAGTTCCTCGCGGAACAGGAGGGCAGGCTTAAGGCGTTGATCAAAGCGCATGGGGATGCGGCGGCATGAATAAGGAATCCTGCACAAACACGCAAAAACAGCCCTTACGCGGCGAAAAGGGGCAATTCCTTCCCGGAGTATCCGGGAACCCCAAAGGACGCCCTCGAGGGGATTCTTGCCATGCTCTCAAAATGGCACGGCAAGCGGCTGAGGAAGTAGCGATCCCAAAATTGGTTGAAGCTGCAAAAGGGGGAGATTTGGACGCCTGCCGGGTGCTGGTTGCTTATGGCCTCCCCCGGCAACGCCCCGTAGCAATCCCTGAACCTGTCGCCCTACCGGAGACGGGCAATCTTTCCGAACAGATGCAGGCCCTGTTGCGCCTTGTCTCTGCCGGGGAAGTCTCCCCCGCCGCCGCAAACGAGATCGCGGGAATCATTGCTGCCGCCGCCAAAGTGGACGAGGTGACGGAACTCCGGGAACAGGTGGAATCTTTAAAGCGGGTGCTCAATGCCCGAAAGGACGGAAAAAGAAGATGAATGTTGAAATGCTGCGCAAGGAATACGACAAGCTCACGCCCTTTGAACGTGCCGCGATGATTACGAGGGAATCCGTTGGTCTTAAACGCGATTCTGAGATTGAAGCCCTCCATACTCCCACTTTGTTTGATGCCCTTTGGACAACGGCATGGAACAGTAACTTTTTCCATGTAGCGGCGTTCGCAGGATTCAAGGCCGTATGTGCTGAAAAGTTTTCCCTTTTGCATTTAGCCTTTACCGAAGAAAGGCCGGGACTCGATGATCCCGCCCCCGATAATATGTTGGAAGCTCAACATGTTGCCGTGGGCTGGTTAAGGGCATTGCGGCGGCTTGGAGAGGAAACCGGAGCACCTTTTATGGACTCTATAAAGATTCTTGATCCTTTCTATGCAGAGCGACTTTTAGCCGCTTTTGAGGATGAGGATATTGATGATTCCCAACAGTACGCCTTTCTGTTGGAAGTATGGAAAGCAGTCACAACACATGTGAATGCAGAAGATCAATACAGGCTGGTTGAGTTTGGGACGCCTCTAAAGGGAAATCGATATGAAGAAGCTGTAGCTACTTTTGGGAACTCGGATAGGGAGGCTAAGGCATGATCCGTATCCAGCAATACAATACGGGGCCCCGGCGTATCGGCGTAGGCGGCATTGATCCGGGGTATCAGCAACCGCGCATCGGGAACATCGCGGCTACGGCGGAGAACCAGCTTGCAGGCACGGTTCTGGAGGCCGGAAAAGCCCTCACCAACGTGGCGATCAAGGAATACGTGAGCACGGAGACAACGCGGGTATCCCAGTCGCTCCTTGCCATGCAGAAAGAGCTTTCCGCCGAACGTGACCGCTACATGGCGGAGAATCAGGGGCAGAACGCCATTGAAGCGGGCCAGCACTTCGAGAAGTTCGCAAGGGAGACGGCTCAGAAGTATTTTCAGGAGGGCGGATTCTCCGGTCGCTTTGCCGAGATGTTCAACAAACAGGCTGCATTGTCTGGAATTCATTTCACTGAGCAGGGGCAGGCTTACGCGAAGCAACAGAAGGCCGCTTGGGATAAGTCCGTTCAAGATGGTGAAGTTGAAAATTTCCTCAATTTGGTTGCCAAAAATCATGACAATCCAGAATTCATTGAACTGAATCAGCAAGCCTTGTTCTCGCGTCTTTCTGATATGCGTCCGGGGTTGGATAATCGGGCTCTGTTTTCCCAAATCAACAAGAGTTCTGCCGGGATTATCGTTAAGGGCTTCCTTTCCCATGGGGATCTAAAAGGAGCCGAGGGAGCAGTGGAGCATTACCGCGATCTTCTTGGCAGTGATGTAAACCAGTATGAAATAGCAATCAGGAATGAGAAGGAACGGTTAAAGGCTAAGGCAGAAGCGGACAGGGCAAAAGCAGTGAGCAACCTTCTTTTCGGTTTGGAGGATGCCAAATATGCGGCCCGATACATGGGGGATACGTCTCAGTTAACGGCAATAGGAGAACAGTTGAAAAGGCTTGGGGACACCAAACGGGCAGAAATCGTTTCCCGCCAAGCGCGTTTCTGGAGCGCAAATAATGAGGCGAGGGATTACGCCGTAAGAGCCCCGATTGAAGATATTGTTTCTTCCATCACTGCCTTGGATAAGCGGCTTACAGCCGAAAAAGATAGCCTGTCTGTTGAGGAGTTCCAAAAAGAGTCACAGCGGCGTGATGCCATGTCAGAGATCCTAAAGGACAGGGTTGCGGCGTTGAAGGCTGACCCGGCATTGGCGGCGGATCGTGACCCCGCCGTGGTGCTTCCTGATGGGGCAACCACTGGAGACAGGATCACGGCAAGGATGGAATATCAGGCAATGAATGGCATTACCGAGAGTAACCGGATGCCGCTCACCAAAACGGAAGCCGCAAGCCTTGCCGAGAAGTGGCAGAAAGGCGGTGTGGAACAAAAGGCGGCTCTCCTTTATGGGGATGGCGGTATAATCAAAGAGTTTGGCCCGTATGCTTTGAATGTCATGGCACAAGTTGGAATTTCAGAAACGGAACAGGACTATGCACAGCGCGTTATGGACAATCCCGAAAATGCCACGGCTGCAAGCACCATCCTAACAGTACAGAACATCAATGAAAAGGATTTGCCCAGTGTGAAGGTGACGGACGCTCTCGAAGATGTTCTAGAAAGAAGCACCGTATACCAGAGCCGCAGGGCAATGACTCTCAAAGTTGATTCTGCCGCCGCCCTGAGCGCCGCAAAGCAACTTGAAACCGTTGCGGAACGAATGCTGAAACAAGGCTATTCGGCGGATGAAGTCGTAAAGACCCTTGATGCCGGAGTGGTGGGCGTTTCGGATTCCAATATGGCCTTAACCTATCCTGCCGGGAGATCTGCAACGGTACTTGAGCAACGCTTGAATCGTGCCTTTACTGATGACCTGCCGGGCTTCTTTGAGAATGATCCCCGCCTGAGCAAGAACCCGCTGGACATCAAATACCAGATCGCCAGGTTGAGGAATGTCGGCGTTTGGACAAATGCCCCTGACGGAAAAGGCTATGTCCTTGTGGACGGAGTGACCAAACGTCCTGTGACTGACGGCAATGGGAATATCTTTACTGTGAAATCAAAGGATATTTTCGAGAATTCGTCTTCTGCTGTTCCTGATAGTCTTCTGAATATTCAGGGAGGTGCGTGGTAATGTTTCTTTGGAAACCCAATTTAGCATCTCCGCTTGAGGAAGAAGTGGCACGCCGCACCCCGTGGATGAGTGCCTCAGAGTTTTTTGGCCTATCGTTCTCTCATGCCTTTGAGCGCAGTAATACGGCTGGTTTGTTGCTGGAAGATACCCGAATAGCGAGGACGGAAAAAGAGGCCGGAACTTTTGATGATATGTGGTGGATTGGCGGCCTTACGGGAACCCCGGAAACCAACCGCAATGCCTTATCAGAGGAGGACTTTAAGGCAAAGGGATACGACCGCAACGGGAAGATCGCCTACACTCCCCGGACGACTGAACAGCGGGCACAGATTGAGGCGGAAGTGTTCGACCGCCGCGAGTATGAAAAACAACTCCTAGAAAGGGAAAATACGGGAGCGTGGCGCGGGGCTCTGGGCTTGGGCGCGGGGTTGCTGGCAAGTCTTCCCGATCCTGTAAACTTGATTCCTGTTGGCGGAACTTTGTCAAAAGGGGCCAGCATGGGGCGGCGCGTTCTCTCTGGGGCAAAATCCGGGGCCTTGGGCACGGTGGTTGCCGATGCCTTTCTGATGCCCGAATCCGCCCGCAGGGGGGAAGATGTGGGCTTCTCCGATCTGGCCCTCGACGTGACGTTTGGCGCGTTGCTTGGCGCGGGGATTGGGGGAGTTGGGGGCATCCTGCACAACCGTAGGGTGAAAGGGCTTTCCTCAGAGCGTCGCTTGCTTGAGGGCGTTTTGACCGATGCGGGGTACAATCAGGCTGATGCCCGGCGGCTTTCGTCCTCAACGGTTGAGTATCTTGCTGATATGGGGGATAGAGCCACCCTTTCCCAAACCGTGCGCCAGAACCTTGCCGGCTTGGACAGGATAAACGCCGGGAGGCTGCTCGACAGAACCATGCTGGCCCTTGAGCGGGGCGAACGCTTGGATATTGGGCGGTGGGCGGAAGAAATGGGGGCGCGGCGCTCCTTTGAGGTGGCGGAACGCATTCAAAGCGAACAATCCGCCTTAGCTTCCGGGTATGATCGGGTACGGGATAATCCGCTTGTCGGTTTTCCTGATGAAGTTCTAGCCACTCTTGAACCTGAAGATATTGAGCGGGTGCTGGTACACCACGGCCCGGCAGTATTGAAGGGAGGGGAAATCAAGGTTCAGGGGAATCCCTTGAAAAATGCGGGATTCTCCAAGCGTGGCTTTGGGCTGGTGAAAATCATATTCGCGCATGGAGAGAAGGGAAACAAAACGCCGGATATGCCCCCGGTATCCAAAGAGGACGTGCTCTCTATCCCGCGTTTCTTGCGGGAGTATGAACCGATTATTCAAGAGCATTTGCCTGCCGGGGACGGAATTACCAGATGGAACATCCCCAGAGAGGACGGGAAACACCTTGCTATCGTGGTAGGGCGGGGGCAGGACGGGCCGGATTCCCGACTCGTAAGCGTTTTTGTTGACGATCCGCAAAAGAACCCTACCGGACAAAAAAATCCCGCTTTGATTCTCCCCTCCCGCCGAAAGAGCGGAGAGGGGGATACTGGACAGGGGATTTCGAGTTTCACACCTGACAGCCAAAGCGGGAAAGAAGGCTTGCCTTCTGCCTCTAGCATAGGGAGGCAATCCCTCTCTGTCAATGAACGTCCCCTTGACTTCTCCGCACCCGAACCGGAGCCGAGAATTACCCCGCCGACGCTTGAGGAATCCGCCAGACTGGAACAGGAGGCGGCGAGGGCCGAAGCCGGAAGCGCCTTAGACGTGGAAGCAACCCGGCTTGTTGCGGAAGGGAAGATAAGCAAGGAAGACAAAGCGGATTGGGAAACGGCACAGCAGGAAATAGGCCGGGCCGACGCACTGGAAAACGCGGGCCTCTCCATCATGGAGTGCGTAACGGGAGGAATGGCATAATGGCTACACGGGAAGATTGCATTCAGGCGGCGGTAAGTTCCGGCCTCTCCGAAGAGGACGCGGCGGGCATCGTGGACTATATCCGGCAAGAACGGCAAAAGCTGGTTGACTCCGGACAGGTTGACGACATGGGGCGCATCCTTGCCAAAAAAGTCATGGATGAAGCGGAAAGAGCCCGTAGAAAGGCGTTAACCTCACGTCGCATAGCGGCTATCAACATTGCCCGCCGGGAGGCCATTAAGGGCTTTGCCGAGCGTGTGAAATCGGAAGGCGGCGACCTTGTGGACGCTTTGGAGGCGTTGCTTGTAGGAAGCGGGAAGCGGTTCACCGGAAGCCGTGAGAGTGCGTCCCGTCTGAGCGGGAGCCTTAAAGCCCTGTGGGGCGGGAGTCTGGCGAATGACCTTGAACAGGCGGGCTTGATTGATCTCATTAAGAGGGATCGTCAGTTCTCGGATACCGTCATGGAGGAAATGATTTCTCCGAACAGCACAGGCGACAAGATGGCCCGGCAAGCTGCGGACATTTTCAGCAGGTATCTTGAAAACATGCGCCGCCAGCTTAACGAGTACGGGGCGGACATCGGCAAGCTGGACAACTACGCGCCACAGTCCCATGACTCCCTCAAAATGCGGAAAGCGGGAGAGGCGGCTTGGGTGAAGTATGTATATGAGCGCCTTGATTGGGAAAGGACTTTTCCTGACGCCGATCCCCAAAGTGCCGCCCATGCCCTTGGGGAAGTGTATCAAAACATCGTTACAGGGGTGCGTGGAGCGACGGCACCCAAGCGCCGCAATGTTTTTGATGCCCCGCGCAATCTGGCCGCCAGTCTCGGCAAAGAACGGGTACTGCACTTCAAGGATGCACAGAGCGCCGTTGAGTACAACAGGATGTTTGGAACCGGGAGCGTCATTCAGGCCGTTTTGGACAGAATAGACAGATCGGCGCGCCGCCTCGCCCTGATGCAGACCTTTGGGCCGAATCCTGAAAGCATGATCCGCAGCCTGCTTAACGAGGAAATGCAGGGTATCCGGGACGTCCACGGCAATATTCCGGATCGGCTTTCCAAGGCATGGACGGACAACAAAAACGGCAAGCTGGCCCACTATTACCTTGCCCTGTCCGGGGAAATGGGAACTCCGGAAAATCTCACGGGTGCCCGCATTGCGGCAGTTGCACGGGCTATCATGAGCATGGCGAAACTTGGCGGGGCCTTTCTGTCTTCCTTTACGGATATCAGCAACAAAACCGCTGCGGCGCGCCATGCGGGGGAAGGCTGGCTTGAAGCATGGAAAACGGGCGTGGAGATGCGTTTTGAGCAGTTCCAGAGTACGGAAAAGGTAAAACTTGCCCGTCAAGTTGGCGTCTATACGCAAGGCTTGCTTGGCGAGCTGTACAGCAAGTTTGACGTGAACGACGCCCTTTCAGGAAAGATGACGCGATGGATGAACGCTTTTTTCAGGATGTCCGGTCTTTCCGGCTGGACGGAAGCACACCGCGCCGCCTACACCTTCCACCTTTCGACACGGCTTGCTCGGCAGGCAATGGGCGGGATTGATGCCCTTGACCCTGACCTCGCTGCCGTGCTCAAGAAAAACGGGCTGTATGATCGGTTTGAATTGCTCGGCAAGATGATTGATGAAGTTGAGGGCGAACACTACGTTATCCCGGAAAACGCCTACAGGCTGACGGATGACGATTTGGCGGCGTATTTGCCCGATTCGCTGCGCGAGAAACCGGACGCCCTTACTCCTGAGCAGTGGGAGGCCGCCCGCGCCGACGGGCTCAACAGCATCCGGCAAAAGCTGGCGCAGGACGTGATGGGCTACTTTGCCGATGAAACCAGTTATGCCGTGCTGGAACCGGACGCAAAGACGCGGGCCGCTATGTACAGGAATACAAAGCCCGGCACTTTGGCAGGTGAAATGATCCGTTTTGCATGGCAATTCAAGAGTTTTCCCGTCACATACTGGCAAAGAATCCTTGGAGAAAGCCGTTGGCAACGGGCCAGTAGGACACCACAAGGGGGCTTTTCGGGGTGGTTGGATTCACGGCGCATCATGGCGGACGTGCCCGCCGTGGTTCACTTCTTCCTTGCAACCACGGCGTTGGGATACGTTTCTATGGTGGCAAAGGACATAAGCAAGGGAAGGACTCCCCGCAATCCTTTGAGCCTCGCCACCTTTGGAGCGGCTTTCATGCAGGGCGGCGGCTTGGGGCTGCTTGGCGACTTCTTCCTTGGAACGGCGGATCGGTTCGGGAATCAGCTTACGGCGAATATGGTTGGGCCCGTCCCCACGGAACTGTCCAATCTTGCCGTGATGACTGGTCAACTGGCACGGGGTGAGTTGGGAGAAGCCGGGGAAACGGCGGTTAGGACGATTACCAACAACCTGCCGTTTGTGAACCTTTGGTATCTGCGGGCGGGCATGGACTATATGATCAACTACAGACTTCGGGAATGGATGAGTCCCGGTACATTGAAAAGGGCTGAACGCAAGCTGAAAGAGGAAAACAATCAGACATATTTCCGATTTGGAGACATTGATTTGACGCCAAGCCATGTTATACCACGAGGCGGATTCTAAAGAATAGGCCGGGAAATCCCCGGCCTTTTTTGGTGAACATAGTTATAAAAAAATATCATATTTATCTTCAAGTAATTTTCTTACTTTAAATAGTCCATATCCTATTATAAATTCTACCACACAAATAAAAATTAAAATAAAAGGATTTATTCGTGGATCACCTATAAGAAATAACCCTAGTGGTGCTCCTCCCATTAGGAGTAAGCCAAAGAAAGTGCTTATCATAGAAATAAGCTCTAATAGTTTCTCGCCTATTCCATCCCGTTTCATCGCTCTTGGTCTCCTATAGATTCACTTTTTACCCTACCGTTCGTTCATCCCTCTGCCGGGTGGCAGGATGGTAGCAGGGTGCAACCACAAAAAAAAGAGGAGAGCGCAACTTTGTGCCGAGCGAATATTGCCAATCTGAGGCACGTTTTCCCGGCAAGATGAAAGTACCCATTCCGGCGTCAAACGACGCTCAGACGGCGAATACAGGGGCACTGAGGGCATTAAGGTTGCTAGTCGGCAAGCGGGAAATTGGAAAAAACCAGTACTCCGAAACTTCAAAATTGAGTTTTCGGAAGTTTTCAGGAAGTTATTGAAAGATCAATCGTGACCTCGTTGCAGGTGACGGAGAGCTTTGAGAAGGAACACAAAAACGTGCTGCGGGATATTGAAGCAATCTTGCCGCAAGTACCTGAAAAGTTCGTAAAGCTCAATTTTGAGCTCTACGAGTATCCCATTGAAACGGGTATCGGAACACGAATAGCCAAGTCCTACCTTCTCAGCAAGGACGCCTTCACGCTCTTGACTATGGGCTACACAGGCGAAAAGGCCATGGCCTTCAAAGTTACCTACATCGCCAGGTTCAACGAGATGGAAAAGGCCCTCCAAGCAAACGCCCCAACCTCAGACGGTTTTACCCTCTTGCCGTGGCGTGGCGCGGCGGCTACCCTGCATGAAAGGAGGGCTTCCCATGATGAAGTTCACACGAACGGCGGCGGCCTATGCCGTAGGCATCTATTTGGCTACGGGCTGGCGGAGCGGATGGAACCCCGGTGAGTGGCCCCAAAAGGAATGGGGCACGGCGGCGGTTGCCCTTGTGGTTGTGATGGCGGCTACGGTAGCGTGGCGATGGTGGCGGGGGAGGCGGTGAAAAGGTACGCCTTGTCATGAGGGGACGGGCTGTGTAGTGTGTGCGGCGTGGGGTACGCCTCCCGTAAAGGAGGTTATCCCCATGCGGCACTTCCTGCGGGACGTTGCGGCGCTTGCGCTGGCTAACGTCATAGCGGCTGTGGTGGTTCACTTGCTGAACCTCTAAAGCAGTTGCCCCGGTAGGAAGTGACGATTCCTAACCGGGGCGCAAAAACTGATGTCTCAAACATCGGGGGACGTGCCCCACATCGGGACGGTGGGCGTTGCTGCGCTTGCCGTCCCTCTTGTTTGGAAAGATAGCCATTCCGCCCGGCAAAGGTCAAGGGGTGAGGACAATCCAAGATTGGATGCATCTGCCCCCTTTCGATTTCGTAAGCCATTTTTTGCCCTTGCCGGGAAAAGTGCTTTCGATAGCGTAAAATGGGTGTGCCCATAATTCTCTTTTCGATAGGGTAATTCGGATTATGCCCGTGAAGCATTGAATATCAACGGAATTTGGGGAAAGCCAAAAAGTGCCATTTTTGTCCCTTAAGGGGTGTTACGTAAACTTTAATTGATTTAATTTTATTTATATTGACTTTAATTTTACTTTACAATACTTTTTAGAAAAATAGCAACGGGGAGGTGATTGAATGACGCCGCTCACAGAAGGTGAGAAGGCAAAACGTCCTCTCAACCTTGAAGAAGCGATGGAGTATTTAAGAGTCAGCCGGGTTACTATGCTCAAGCTGTTTCAGACGGGACAGGTAAAAGCCCGGAAGGTAGGCAGGGAGTGGCGAACGACCATAGCCGCTCTCGACGCCTATGTGTCTGGCGAAGACAACAACTAGGACAAACAACAAAACAGCCCGGCAGGGGAACACGACTCCCCCAAACCGGGCCTAACCACAACACTCACATGCGAGGTGTGAATCATGGCTGCAATCAGTCTGTCTTATCTCACGTCCGCCGTCAATGCGCGGGCGTTCCTCCAGTTCCTTCTCTCCTCCCGCGCTACGCGCATCCGCTACCGTCTGGCCTCCACCCTCACCCGTTGCGGCGTCTTCGCTTGCCGGGCCGTTCTGGTGGCCTTCCTCGGCGTCCTGCTGGCCTTTTCCCTCGCCCCCGAACTCTTCCTTGCCGGGGGTGCGCGATGAACCGGGAAAAAGGCTCAGAACATGCAATGATGGACGCTTTTGCTATAGCCGAATTTCTTCGGGATGCTATCGGGGCTATAGGCGAACAAGGGTGTGGGGAAATTTCCCATATCTCCAGTTACGGGGCTGAAAGGTGTTTTGACCTGCTCATAAAGAAGATGAAAGAAGGATACGGGGGCAACCCGTGGCCGGGGGGTACTGATGTTGACATCTGAACAAAAAAGAAATCCTCCGGCAGATGGAAGGTGCGGAATGAGCGACAACCAAGAATTCGGCGTTGATCTCAATCGTGTGTTTGCCCTTTCCTGTGGCTTGGAAAATCTCCTCTCTATGGTTGCCCATAGTGGGTTGGGGATTGATTCCAGCGGGGTTTCTCTCATCATTGAAGTGTTGCGGCAAATGCAACTCTCGCTTGCCGATGGGGAATTGTGGCGGTTCGAGGTGGTAGAGAAGAAAAAGGGGGCGGCAAATGAATAGCAATGCCGTCCAATATGTAGGACAAAACAGGACATTCTACCCGGTAGAATAAGGGGCACGCCATGAGCACAGGCAATCAGTTTGCCTTGATACCGTGGCGCGCACAGATACGGAGCGGCGGCTTGCGGGCGTGGCCTGACGCCGCCGTTTCCATTCTCCCCGTGCTGGCGGTACATGAAAGCCCCTTGCTTGAGGCATGGCCCTCTCAGACGCGGATTGCTTCCCTTGCCGGGGTGAGCAAGACGACGCTCGGGGCGGGACTCCGGTTCCTTGTCGAACAGGGCTGGATCAGCCTCACCAAGCGTAAGACGTTTCGGGCATGGCACACGGTTTACCGGATGGAGTACTTGCACTATCGGAAGGGTTACCCCGCTGCGGCGTCGCTGTTCCTCGCGCTGCCATACGCACTTGTCCTCTCCGGGGTGTGGGGGAAGATGTCCGGGGCTACGAAAAGGCTCTACCTTGTCCTGCGGGCGCATTGTGTCGCCAGTGACGGGGGAGATGATTCTTTCCTGCCGATAGGAGAGGTTCACCCAAGGGAGTTCGCGGAACTGGCGGGACTCCATCCGGGAGCCGCCCGCAAGATTCGCGGCAGGCTGGAGGCTGCCCACCTGCTCACGATAGGGCTGGAGGGATGGGTTTTCCCCTTTGAAGAGGGGCAAGCGCGCCACAGCGTACCGCGTACCGCGCCATTTAGTACCGCGTCACCTGAAAAAACGGCGGAAGCGCGCCATACAGTACCGAGTGAGGAAAGAAACGCGCCGTTGGGTACCGAGTCCGCGCCATACAGTACCACGTCCGCGCCACTGAGTACCGAGAGCGCGCCGCTCAGTACCGTAACTATATATTCTATAAAAGAAGAAATAAGAGAGATCCCGGTTAATATGAAAAGGGAACCTCTTCCCTTACCGGGCACCCTCCAGACGGGGGCTCACGTTCGGAATACTCCGAACGCTCGACGCCGCACCGGGGAACGCGACGGAAAGGCCACCGTGAGGGAAGGAAGCGAGGAAGGCAGGGGGGCAGACTTTGAAGCCGATCTTGCCATGCTTGCGGCTGTACAGGCCCAACTCGAACGGCAACGAAGCACAGGGGAAGCACGGCAGGGGTAAGGACTCACAAAATGGCGGGGCGGTTCGGGAACGGGCCGCCTCTTTTTGTGGCCTCCCCTCCCCGATAGGGAATCTCTATCTAGCCAATCTGAGGCCCGTTTTTTGGGGAAGACGACTCTCTGTCTATGTAGAGGGCAAAACGCCTCTCAGGAGGCTCGTGGGGGCTCTGGACGGGGTGCGCGGGGGTAGTACTGGCGCGGTGGTTCTGCCTATGGGGTACGAATACTGTTCGCATCCTTTGCCGTGGGGATGTCCTGTCGCATCCCTTCCGGCGGGCGTGGGGCTGTGTGGGGCTACCCCGATGCGGGAAACCTTCACTAAAAACCCTTTTCCTTTACTTCTCCATGCTCTGAAAATGTGGGGCTATGTTGGGGCAGATTGAGCATCAACGAAAAAAGGACTCATGATTGTTCATCATAAGTCCTTCAAAATTCTGGTGCGGCTGGAGAGATTCGAACTCCCGGCCTACAGGTTCGTAGCCTGTTGCTCTATCCAGCTGAGCTACAGCCGCATCACGAGAAAAAGGTATAGTCGGACGGCCCGGTTCCGTCAAGCGTTTTTTGGGGAACTCTCGCGAAAAAAATTTCTCCTGTGCGGAAAGAAATATTTTTTCCACTATAATATCATGATATTATCTGTTTTTATCTTCTTGAAAAAAGACAAGAAGCACAGCTTCCGTATGAGGCTGCCGGGGGATTGGGCCGAGGGATTCAATGACAGCGGGAGGTTGAAGTGGGAAAGGGGAGGGGCGTACTCCTTTGGAAAGCGTCCCTCTCCCTTCCTCAATGTGTCTAAAACTCCGGCGGAAGCTGGAGCATTTCCTCGTACGTGAACACGGGGCCGTCCACGCACATGTAATGGCTCCCGACCTTGCAGTGCCCGCACTTGCCGATGCCGCAGTGCATGTTGGTTTCGAGGGCCGTGTAAATGTCCGAGGGCTTCATGCCGAGCTGCATGAGGTCGCGGGCGACGGCCTTGATGCGGCGGGCGGAGGCGCAGATGATCGCCGAGGTGTTTCTCCAGTCGAGGCCGAGGCCGGGCAGCAGGTCGTTGATGTAGCCGATGTGCGCATCCACCTGATCCGTAGGCTTGGAGAGCGAGTAGTGCACCTCGACGCCGGGGACTTTCGCCCATTCGCGCAGGTCGTCCTTGAGCAGCAGCCCGTCATAGGTCGAAGCGCTCGCCATAATGGCGATGCGCCCGAAGTCCGGCTTGTTTTCGATGGCCCGGACCAGCGTTGCGCGCACGGGCGCATGGCCCACGCCGGAGCCGACGACCAGCAGATCGCGTCCCTTCAGCGTCTCGTAGGGCAGGGGCACGCCGAACGGCCCGCGCAGGCCCATCATGTCCCCGACCTTCAGGTTGTGCATGGCCGTGGTGACCTTGCCGACCTTTTTGACGTAGAAGGTGAAGGCATCCTTCACGCGGTCGCTGAACGGCACGGAAATGGCGATTTCCCCCGCGCCGAACACGGTCAGCATGAAAAACTGGCCGCGCAGGGCGGGGCGGCCTTGATTGGGGCGGTCGCGGTAGCGGACCGTAAACCGCTTGATGCCCCTGGCTTCCTCAAAAATATCGATGATCTCCGCTACGAGCGGCGTATACGGCTGCGGGTCGAACAGGCGTTCCTCGCGCTCGTAGTGCACGTTGACCGCCGGGGCGGGAGCTTCCAGCACCTCGTGGGGCGTCCGTTCCTTCATCCGGGCCATGATGTCCACCATATCGATGGATGCCGGGCAGACGGCCGCACACCGCCCGCATCCGGTACAGCCCTTCATGCCGAAGCGCTCTTCGATATATTGCAGCTTGTCGTAGATCCGGTAGCGCACAGCCGAAGTCTTGGAGCGCGGGTTATGGAATTCCGCGTTCCGGGTGAACGATACCGACTGGCACGAGTCCCAGACCCGGACGCGGGTGCCGGAATGGGGCGTGTCCTGCTCCTCTTCGGTGGTGAAACAGGTACAGGTGGGGCAAACGCGCGTGCATCCGGTACAGGCGATGCAGCTTGAGGCGATGGCGTCCCATTCTTCGTCCTTGAAGTGCGCGGCAAGCACCTGCCGGACCGTGGACGTGTCCAGCGTGCGGCGGAACGTCTTCAGCGCGTCTTCCTGCAACGCTTTCTTGCGTCTGCGGCCCGTGAATTCGAGGTCGCGGTACAGGAGCGGCGCGACGTGCGACAGGAGCGCCTTGCCCCGGTCCGATCCCGCCTC